GCCAGGGGCCGCGCCGACGGCGAACGTATCTGTTCTTATCTGTTCTTTATATGTTCGGGGGACATGGGTGTCCGCCCCCCCCGGACGTGGGTGTCCGCCCTTGCGGTCGTGGATGTCCGCCCTGGGGAGGACATGGGTGTCCGCCCCTACGACCTCGGAAACGTCGATAACGTACTTGTTTGTGCCACGCAAACCTGCCTGTTTGGTGGTTTTGAGTACGCCCTCTACTTCGAGTTCGCGGATGATTCTCCGGGCATGACGTGTGGACAGTCCGGCCTGTTGTGCGACGGTGGACAGCGCGGGCCATGATGCGTTGCCTTTTGCCTCGTTGACATAGTCGGCGAGGATGATGAGTACGAGTTTGTGTGTGCCGTCGACCCGGTCGGTGTGGATCACTTTCTTGACCAGTTTGAAACTCATTCGGTAGTCCTGATGCTGTCGATAATCACAGTCAGATGTTCAAAGGGTTGTCCGTGTTCTTTGAACGTGTCGCGGAATACCCCGATTACCTCGATTATGCGTTCCCGTTCCTCTGCAGCACCAACGCACCGTGCGCAGATGTCTCGAGGCATGCTGTGTGCCCTGCAGGGCTTACCGTTGCTCATTGCGGTTTACCGCAGATAACGCAATGCGATGGGCCGCAGCGACCTACGCGCAACCAATGGTGTTGATGTTCTTTCTGTTCCATGGATACTCCAATGAGAATCCCCCGACACATCTAGCCATGTGCCGGGGGAAGTTTGATTAGGGTTCAGGCTAGTGAATGCTAGTCATCATAGTGCGAAACAGTCACCATCGTGCAAAGGTCCACTTTGGTGTCGTGTTTTGTGATGACCAATGTTTTGACCTGTTCGTCGCCGACGGAGAACGCACCGCCGCGTTGCAGCCCGTCCAGCACACTCTTTGCCAGGTTGTCGACATCCTGTTTGGCAGCACGATCCGTGTAAACGTGGATGATAACGCGCAGGTCGCCAACCATCGACAGCATCCCCATCTGACTGTTCCACGCAGCTGCGACTTTCTTTTCAAACTCCACCGTTGTGGCAGGTGTGTAAACGCCACCTGTCCGGGTCATTCGTGGTCGACCTTTGGGAACAGCCCGACCGTCTACCCTAATTCTGTTCATTGAAGTGTTTTTTGCGAGCTGTAAATTCGGCAATGAGTTTGGTTGAGTCGCCGGAGTCGACGGCGCGTGACCATAGTGCCTCGAGTTCTTTAAGTGTTGCGGTGTTTTGTATGTCAATTGTCGTGATTTGCGCCGCGTTTGGTGTGCCACGATTTACCTTTGCCATTTCCTCCCGTGTCACGCGCTTGTCGCCACCATAGTTCGCTTGGGCGAGTGCGCGGCCCACAGCCGATGACTCACAGTTCTCGAGGGCACTTGTGACGTTTGCCCCGGCTGTTCCGTCAATCTCAAACGCCAGCCCCGTGCCCGTTGGTTGCACGTCGTTGTTTTTGTCGAACCATACTTCGGCGTAGACGACCCATTGCTTGCGTTCACGGTCGGCATCGGTGGTCAGATTCTTTGTGATGATCGCACCATTCTCATGGTCAGCGTAGAACCTGATTATTCTTTGGGCGACCGTTTCATAATTTTGCAGGTCAAAGCGAGCCATTTAGTTCCCTCATTTCGATGTAGTTGTTGTAATCGGTAATGAACCTGTTGGCAACCTCTTTGAGGTCGGCAATCATGTCCTCGTCGCGTTCAATGATGGTGTGCTTGGGTTCCATCCATGCAGGCACAAAGTCCCCGTTATCTGCCTCGGCGCGTAACAGCCACGCAAACACACACTTGGTCGCCCCGACGACGTGCAGTTGCCATTGAACCTGTCGACGGTACTGAATCGGAATCTTGTCCGGGTCCCAATCTTTGCCCGTCGTTTTCACTTCAGCAATAATCGACCAGTCGGCGTTCAGGCCGTCCGGTGTTGCCAGATGCCACCGTTCAGCACCAACCCCACAGATTAGCCAGTCGTTCGGCGCAATCTTGTATTCCGGCGGCAGACCGTTCACGATCCATTCCTCGTAATTACGCCCAAACTTCATGTAGGCGTTGTCCTCGACAACGTGTTCCTCGGGGTTTAGGGCGCGTTTGAGTTCGGCATCGAACCCACCGGGGCCTGATGCCGCTTTGGCGACTGTTGTGGCACTTACGCCGTATTGACGTGCTTTGTACCATTCGTCAGTTAGTGACCGTGCCACCATTCGTTCGATTTTGTTGTTCACGCAATATCCTCTCTCCAGCTGCGAGTCGCTGTCGAGTGAATTCTGCCATGAGGCTATGACGTGATATGTCGACATCGCCGCGCATTCGGATGCGTAGGCGGTCGATGAAGTCTTGGTGTGCTGCTTGTTCGGCCTCGTGCCGTTCAAAGATGATTGCGGCGAGTTCGGCGCGGACTACGTCGGGGTGTGGGTGGCGTTCGGCCCACAGGTTGATGTGGCCGCATGATCCACACGGGGTCATAGGAACGTGAGCAACCATCGGAGGATGTAGTATCCGACGTAGATTGAGCCGCACCATGCGAGCAGAACGAGGAAGTCTTGTGTGTAACGCATTTTTACTCCTTGGCTAGTAGGTGGCAATAATGTATCACATAAACAGGGGCGGTCAACCCCTAATGTTGACCGCCCCACCCGAACAGGGAGAAAGGATAAGAACCTATTCGGGGATGACCTCGGCGACGACATCGACGACCGGGGGGATGATTGCGGCGGCCTCGGCGCGTTTCTCGGCAATCTCTTTACGCAACAACTTCTTGGGGTCGATGAACGTGCCTCGCGCGTTCTTGATTGCAAAGTGCAAGTGTGGCCCTGTGCTTGTCGTGCCCGTGTTGCCCGACAGCGCAATCACTTCGCCAGCCTTGACCCGTTGCCCGTTGCGCACCTCAAGTTTTGACAGGTGCAAGTAGTACGAGTGTTTGCCGTCCGGGTGCCGAATCGCGATGTTCTTGCCCAACACCTGATCGGGGTTGTTTGAGCATGACACGATTGTGCCTTTGGCAGTCGCGAACACCTTGTCACCCGTCTTGCAGGCGTAGTCCAGTCCGGGCATCTTTGAATGACGCTTGACATGGTCATCGAAGTTATCGCGCACCTCGTGCGTTTTGCATGGTCTGACGTAATCAACGTCCATTGTTATCCTCCGGTGTTTGTGATGATGAGTGAAACGAGTACGGCGGCGATGCCAGACAGCCCAGCAAACCCCCACACTTTCATTTCCAGATTGCGAATTCGCAGTTCGTGGTCGTCAAGCTGTTTCGGGTGGTCGCCCATTCGCAGCTCAAGTTCAATAAGTTTGTCGTAGATCCGTTCGAGTGTTACGACGACTCCGTCACTTGGCATTCTTTCCACCGTCTTTTGCACGGGCCGTTTCGATTGCCGAGTTGATTGTCGAATCAAAATCGGTGTCGTTGACTGTGCCCTTGCCCGCGTAGATGAATGCCAGCGCACCAAAGATGCCCAGAACACCCGTGAGAGCCCCCATAAGGGCACTCTGGGCGACTGAAAGCCCAATAGCCGACCCAGCACCCAACCCAGCAATTCCAGCGCCGAGAGCAAACGATGCGATGCGGAGAACCCGCGTGATTATGTCTTTCATGTTTATGCCTTTTCCAGATAGTAGTCGATCATGTATCGGTCTGGACTGATGTTGCCGTCCACCCCGACGATGCGGTGTGTAGTTGTCGTGCCGTCGTAAATTATGTCCACCAGTCGCCCTACGCGCAGCAACGAAACTTTGGTCAAGTCCTCTTGCGCGTTCCAACGGATGCGTGTGACCCGGTTGCTGGTCGTCGAATACCTAGACAAATAAGTGGCCGCAATGTTGTCCAGGTTGTTTGTGACCTTGAACGTCGGTGACAGACCAAGTTCGCCAGTCCAGATGTATTGGAATGATGTGTCGCTGGCGTTGTCACCGTCAAAGTAAGTCACGGCCGTGGCAGATGCCGATTTGCGCATCAGGAATCCGTCGCCCCAGAATTGGTCACCAGCACTAAAGTTTCCTCCGCCGCTGCGGTTGAATTCGATTCCAAGCGTGGCACGTTCAGCGTTCGCCGGGGCAGTCGATGTCAGACTCATAACCTGCCAAACGTAGGGTGTTGATCCGAACGTGGTCTGTGCGCTGAACGCTGTTGAGATTGTTGAGCCTGCCTCGTCCGTCCACCGAATGAATGCACGGCCACGAACGTCGGCACGGTTTGGCGCACCACGCGCACCTGCCGCCTGAAACTGGTATGCCACACCGGGAACGACTGGTACACCGTCCGCCTCCGACCCGGTGTAACGAATTTCGGGTGTTGTTGCTGATGCGGCAATGCGGAATCGCAACGCCCATTCGCCGTGGTACGAGCTGAACGATGTGCTGTTGTCCAACGGTTTGCGTCGAGCAATGCGCTGTTGCTGTGTCGTGTAACCCTCATCGGAATACTCCAGCGACGGGTTGCCAATCAGGTTTAGATCCTGAACGATGCCAGCAAGGTTTGTGTTTATCTCGGTGGCACGGTTTCCGTAGGTCGTGATGGATGTTGCGTCGGTGGCCTGCCAGTTTGTGTCGTAAGGGACAGAAACAACTTCAACGCCGTTCACAATGTTGTAGTTCGGTTGGTTTGCGCCGCCGCGTTTAGTAACTTCTTTGTCGTTCGTATCCGTAATAACGGAATGGTTGTTGATCACAATCGTGTTCGCGACGTTCTGCGACGACGATTCAAAGTCAATCTCTGTGTAGTGCAGCTGCCCCGAGGAACCTGCCACATCCGTAAACGTGTAACCCGACGACGGGGCCAACGACAACGGGCGAATCTGAATGAAACTTGTCCGGCCAGTTGTCTTGTTCGTGGGCAACGCCAACGCAGGGTACCAGAAAAGGTTGTCTGTGGCCGCCAATAAATCAAGATGGTCGGAGATTGTTCCCACGAAATCGGTGTCGCCGACAACGCTTGATGCCGCGGTGGAATCAAACGCGATGAGCTGCGTGGCGTTTGTCGCGTCGACCACGTTGTTGAGTGCCCGTGCCCGTGACTGGTAAGCGTAATAAGTTTCCTTGGCGAAGGTCGTGACAGCCAAACCACCAACACCAACAACCTGGAATTGCGAGATGTAACCCACCCAGTCCAAACAGTTGATTGTCGTCAAAACTACTGGTGTGTTGAGTGACACAGAATTGTCAAACACAACCTGCTGCGACACATCCTGCACGTACCCAATAAACGCATATTCTGTTGTGCCTGAACGGCGCAAACGCACCAAGTCGCCGACCAGCGGTGCAGTCGCCACGTTCTTGAATGTCGCGTTGAGTGTGCCGACGTCGACTTGAGATTGTCCAGGCGTGCCGACACGGCCACCAATCGAATAATTTACACCAGCAACAAGGTCGGCCGTACGGTCAACCCACGTAAACGTGGATGCCCACGCCGACGTTTCTAAAGCAATCTGCCCGTAAAGCGGATCCTCAATAATTGGTAACGCCATTAGCGCACCCCGTTTGCCCGGCTGTAATCTGCCAGCACACGGGCTACTTCACGCCCGGCACTAACCGAGTCGACCGGGGCATTGAAGTTCACCACGATGCCCTTTGTGCCACCACGCGAGGTGCCACCGAAGGGTTCATTTCCTTGACCGCGACCGGAGTTGTCACCCCTAGCACCGGGTTGACTGATTCCTAGGATGTCGTTGCGGAAGTTTCGCAACTCGGCAACCCAATTCATATTGAAAGAAGTAATGCCGTCCAAGAATCCTTTGACCTCGCGCAAAAACATCGCCATGTCACGAACACCCTTGGCACCCTCAATAAACGCATCAGCTATCGCCTCAACATCCCTACGGCCCTGCGGAGTACCCAACCAGACAGACACCTCTTTGTTGATTTCCTCCAACGGCCCCAACATCTGCTCACCAATAGCGTCACCAATTTGTTCAAACTGTGCCTGAAGTTTCTCAAACGGCGTTGCAGATGCCTCCGCCAAACCCGACACGCGACCCTCAATCGACTTCAGAATCAAGTCCTGCGCCTCGAACTGTTTGCCCGACTCGACGAGCTGCGCAATCTTACGTTTTTCCTGCTCGGTAAACGTAATCCCGGCACGACTCAAAGCGTTCAGATTGGCAATGGGATTTTCCAACACGCGACCGAGTTTGATTGCGTTAGTTTCCATCGTGCCAAACCCACCAGCCGCCAAGTCAATCGCCGCCTGTGTTGTCCGGTCAAACGTGCCGCCCATGTCGTCGGCGGTACTACGCAACGACTTGAACACCAACAATTTGCGCTGAACAGTCTTGACCTGCTCATCGTCAATACCAGTCGCCTTGTTCACCTGATCGGCGTAAGCGGCCATCCGCTTTGTGGTCGCAGCAGTTTCTGCGCTGACACCGTTCATCGTTTCCAACATGAACTGCAACTGAATGTCAGCCTTACGCGACTCCGCACCCATGTTCAGAATGGTCGGCACATAACGCAAAACAGCCAACGTGAGCCCCAGCATGGCCCCCCGAGCGACGTT